CCGCCCTCCCATGTGCTGTTATCGAGAGCAGTAGCTGGGTTTGCGCCGCTAGATTTATTTAAAAAACCGCTCAACAGAGATCCGCCACCAGCAGATGAAAATGGGCTTTTTGTGTTTCCCGCCACCCTCATATTGCTGTCTACGCCATAAACAGGAAGTTGATATTGAGGAGCTTGCATAGGCTGAATAGACCCGCCTCCTGCCATCATCGCTGGCTTCTCAACTTTCCCCCCCTTAGCCAGCAAAGACCCAATAACTGGAAGGCTACCAAGAGCGCCGCTAATTAATCCCTGTTGCTGTTGATTCACAGAGTTTGCGTTATTCTGAGAAATACCCGCATTAATCTGTTGAGAAGCTAAAGACCCCGCTTGCTCTTGTCCGGTTAATCCCTCTAATTGTGCCTGAGCTGCTAGCTGTTGCTGTGCCTGTTGTATTCCAGCGGTACTTGCCGCTTGCTGTTGGGTCTGTGCGCCAGTATTACCTGCCATCCTGGCTGCTAGAGCAGGGTTTAGCGCCCTATTTCCTGCATAGGTAGCCGCTTGCTGTTGAGCGATGTTATTTGAGTTTTGCAGATATTGCGATTGGGCCGGATTAGGACCCCCGCCTGCTGATTCAGTTTGCAATTGATTAGCAAGGCCAGCCTGCTGCTCTCCAATGGCGGCATTACCAGTAGGGCTTCCTGCTTGGTAGCTATTCTGAGCAGTGAGAGCGCCAGCTACACCAGAAAGTGGATTTGAGTTACCGGCAGAGATCACGCCACCTGCATCATAGTGTTTCAATCCCATCTTAGTCATAGCGTGGACAAATTCTAATTTTTTATGGTCATCCATATTAACCCACCGTTCTAGTCCTTGAAAGTTTATTAAGACCTGTTTTGCTCAAGATTTCAATTCCCATGTCAGAAAGGTCAATATATTCATTTGATGCGCCAGTCGTTATCTCTGTAATTCTAAACTGAACAGAATCGCATTTTTGAATCGGCAATCTTTCTCTGTACTGAAAAACAGAAGACGACCCATCGAAGAAATACTGCACAGGTGTGCTATAGTTGGTGCTCCAATCATAGGCAGCCTCAACCTGGATTCCATGTCCAGATGATCCAGCATATCCGCCAAGCATCTCGAATCTTCGCAGCCTTTGGAAATTTTGAATATTGGTGGCCTTAATCCAAGATGTAACGGCCTGCCAGAAGTAATTCTGTCCACCTGTCAGATAATAACCAGGAACTTCTTGTTGTAGTGATCCTGTTGCCGATATATAGACGTATGATCCATTGATATTATCCGCTGCGCTTCCTGAATAAGAAAATACTGACCATTGATTAAAAAAGTAGTCATAAAGCAGAGACACTGCGCCATTTGAGCTTAAAAATCTTATCTGAGTTTTGTCCGGAATAATTAGGGCAGAAATTATGTTGTTTGAATTGAACTCTTCAACGTCAAACCCAAAGTAGTTTACTTGTAATCCTCTATTTAGTTGATAAACTCCTTTGTTGTTTGATGATCTGAAAATTAATCCGCCTGGATATAAAACAACAGACTTAGAGTTAGAGCATCCAACGTCTGATGGAACAATTTGATATGGCGTTAATGTTTCTCCCGACCCGGCATCATCTGCGCCATCTCCAATGAAATAACCAATCGCATTTTGCTTAAGTATGACTGTTTTTTCATCCATTCTTGACGCACCAGAAACTGGGCCGCCATAAGAATCAATTAAAACCTCTAGTTGACCATAACTGAAACTTATTCCGGTTTTAGGGCTTGCTGTTTTTGTATATTCTACATTTGTTTCTGGATGTTCAGAATCTATGCACCATACCCGATTGTTATTAGTCCACATAATCATAGAAGGAGGAGGAGCGATGTTTTCAAGTATTGCACCTGATAAGGTATATAAGGGAGACGATGACGTTAATGATGCGGCTGTTGTTACAGTATCAATCCATAATGCGCTTACTTCATTAACGTTGTTGGCCAAGTTGTTTAGTGTAGCTATTAAATACGCAAGCGTTTCATTCGCATCGGTTCTATACAAAAGAATTGTGACATTTTTTTTCTGAGTTAATCCTAGAACGCTTAGGTTTATAATTACAGAATTAGATGAACCAGTAGAAAAAACCACTACACCGGCTAGAGAGGGAGCGGATAAATACTGATTTCCAAGAGCGTCGAACCATTGATATACGTAGTAATAATTGTATGTTCCAGACGCTATAGATCCTCCGGACGATCTTGGATCTAATTCGATAGTATCAGCATCTAGATTGTATTGAAGCTCGCTAACATTTGCGCCATCGTACATAGACACAATTCCGCCGTTTAATATCAAGGTGTCTTGCTGTATTAATCCCTGGAAAGCGTCAATACTGTTAAAATCAAAAGTGTACGAAGCAACTCCTAGGATTGGATAAACCCATTCTATTGGCCCTGCATATAGGTTGGTGCTGCTTGTTAGTTTGTAAATCTGTTCAGACGCTACAAATCCGCCAGCAATTAAATACTTATTGGATGCCACTGTTTGGAGAGAGTTAATGAACCCAGGATATCTAGTAACGGATGTCTTTGGTGGCGCGATAAAGCTACCTGTAACCCCTGTCCCTCCGAAAAAACCGTTTTCTGCCTCGAAGTATGCAAATTTTGCTACCGGTAAAAAACCAGGAAGAGTTGTTGCCGTTGAAGGATCTTGATTAGTATCCATTAAAAATGCAGATGACCCGTACTGAGACAGAGATACGCAAGGAAGATACGCGGTTGATCCTATGGCCATAGGCTTTCCGTATATATCTATACCCAACTGCCAACCGCTTCCGGCGATAGTCCCACCAGAGGTAGAAACCGATGCATAATAAATAGACGGCCTAATCACTCCAAGCGCCACTGTTGAAGCGCTATAATAGAGAGAAGAAAAGTATACTGTCTGCGTGGTTGCGGAAATAGATAATCCAGCAATTTGTGAAAGAGTTCCTCCCGCTCCACTAGGGAATCCTATTCCATTTTTTGACTGAATTACGTTTAATGACAGATCATAAACAGCGTAATAATAACTTCCTCCATCTCCCCAATACACCCAAATCTGAGAGAATGAATCAGCGTTAACACTTATTGGCTGTATATTTCCCGATGCACTGAACTCTATCCCAGACGGACCGGTTTTTGCGCCAGAAGTATTTATAAGCTGTGTGATTATTTGCGATGCTGAATGTTTTGCATATGAAAGTACCGCGCCAGTTGAAGTCGTAGCGTAGTCGTAGCAATAAGGGTATTGAGAAGTATTTGAAGAAGTTGCTAGACAGGTATCTATGACGTTTTCATTTCCTATTACTATTCCACCTCCGCTTGTTATCGTAATTGTGGCGCAAGCAAGTCGATTTGATGCGGAGCTAGAAATATAAAACAATGCTAATTGACTTGTTCCTAAAACAGCAACCTTAGAAAAACCAATAGAAGTATGGCCGTCTGCAGTTTCAAACTGAAGTTGATCATAAATTTTAAGACCTGTTTCTAAATCAACAACTGTCAAATAAGTGTTTGCAATTAAAGGACTAGAAACAAGTTTGCCAAACCCACCCGGAACACCGCTTTGAAACGATCCGGCAACAGATGAAACATCATAAGCATATAAAGCAATGCTTCCGATTACGACACAACTTGAATTAGCAGATCCAGTTACAGAATCTTGAACAACAGACCCAATAGATGATGGCGTAGATCCAACAAAAGTGCTTGTATTGATAACATCTCTTCCAACGGCTACAGAGGTATATTTTCCAACATCGCACCATGCATTAAGATCAGTAGACATGCTTAAAAGTCTTTGTCCATTTGATGTTGTTGCGGCTAATACCTCTTGATTTCGATATTGCTTGATCATTGTAGGACTAGACCATGTACCGCCCCCAACAAGATTAACTGTCGTTCCTTGTGAACCAATGCGTTTTTGAACTCGTTTGCCTTCCGTAAAAACAGCATCTTTTAAATATATAAGCTTAGTAGACGCGACCATTTTAGAGTCCGTCTTCGTATCTATCCCGCCACCAAAATTAAGGCTGACAACATCATATCCCATTACACTAACCACCAATTATTTCCGTCTGATCCAAAGGTGCCATGTCCAAGGCTTGTGCTGTCAGTATAAGAAGAGGAGTTTTCAACCGTTTGTTGATTACCTTGTCTATTTTTAAATGAACTATAAAACACTATGTTTGAAGTGCTCGTGTCTGTTCTTTTGTATTTAAAAAATTGCCCAGCTAGTTTAGTAGCATCAGGAAGAGATACATTAATTCCAGAAGATGAATTATAAACAGAGTTAACCGGTATAATTAAAATGTCTGGAATAGAGTTTAATGTAAAGTTGTTCAAGTTGACTGATACAACAGAGCCAGATTGACTCTGATTAAGAGCGTTCTGAATATTGGCCTGTACTCTATTTAGGTTTTGATCTTGAGTGTTTAAAACTTGAAATGCAGGTGACATTAGTATCCCCCACCACTTCCGCCGAATCCTCCACCGCCGAATCCATTTCCCCAGTTTGAGAATCCAGGGTCGCCCATAGTCGCTCTAACATTTGATACTGCGTTAGGTTGCCCAACATCTCGGTTTGCTGCGGTTGTTTCGATTCTTTCGATGAGACCAGCCTTAGCTCCCTTAAGCGTATTGGCAAGATCATAACTTTCCTCTTTTGTGGCAGCTTTTATAGCGGCGTCTATAATAACGTATTGACTCCATCCTGATATTGAAAATGAAAGCATATCGGAGTCTAAAAGCATTTGAGATAAGACAGGCACATAAGACAATCTAAGAGTCTGATTTTGATTTGACGGGAAAACAAATAGCCTTTGCCCCATCACTCTATAAGACATTTGATAAATATTATTGAGCGCTCCGGCCTGACCCGGCCAAGTAGTATATCTATCTCGATCAGACCAATTAGATCGAGACAAAGGAGTCCATCCGGCATTTGCGCTAGTGTTGCTTGCACCACTGATATTAGCATCAACCCCGGCAAGCTTATACATCGCGGGGCTATTGACGCCGCTTACAGGGTAATTAGATCCATCTGGTAAAGGATACGAGTCTAGGCCAGTTAGTGGAATATAAAGATAAGGAGCTAGAAAGTAATCGTCGCCGAATTTGGTTACGAGAATATCGTAAAGCTCAAAAGCAGACTGATTAATATTAAAATTCCATTCATCAGTAGATATAAAATCAGAATTAAGTTGGTCTGATTCGAGTTGAGCATTGTATCTTAAATAACTAAGATTTATTTGTCCTGGCAGGCAGGCGACAATGCTCGCCGGATAACTAGCCTGATAAGAACCACCAGAAGGCAATACCTGATAGTAAAAAGTGTTTCCGATGACTGCAGGACTTGTTGATGCATCTGTGTAGAAATTAGTTGTAACGCTGCTCGAGAGAGTTGTCCATGTTAGACCGTCCGGCGATCTTTGGACAGTATAAGGCGACCCGCCAGATAAATATGGCCAAGAGATAAGATTCTGGCCGTTTCCTGTTTGTAATAAAACTGAATTAGCTGCAAAACTTGCCATTGATATACCTTATGAAAAGGGGCCGGGCGCTAACCCGACCCCTCCATGCAGTGACTATTTTCGTGCGTTAACCATAAAACTCAATCCGACTGTTGATCCAGAAGCTGGGGCTGTTGCCGCCAGCGTTGTGACAGATGCGCTCGTCGGTGCCAAGAATTGCACCATGATCCATGCGCCAACATTAGGGCTTCCACCTACTGGAACCGGGTAAAACGATTGGTTAGGGTCACCTACAACCTCTATCGAGCTAATTCCAGATGTTCCGGTCCCGATCACGGTTCCAGTTGATCCACCGCCTGTGCTATCTCCGGTTGCAGTGGCAATGAATGAGGCCCCTACGTTTGGAAGAACTCCGGCAGGCAAACCTACGTTAGCCCAGTTCTGGTTATTGCTCTTATATTTAGTAAGAGCGAACGTGAAACCAGTTGCAATCACACCGTCTGCGGCACCACCTGGGAGCGGCTGATTGAGAGTGCTTGTTACAGTAACAGTTGTGGTGCCAGTTGCGGTAAAGGAGTCAACACCAGAAGTGCCAGAAGCAAGATTCTCAATTGTGACAACTAAGTCTGCGCCAATTGTCGCCGCAGTATCGTTTGTGCTGATGCTTTGTTGAACGTAGTGAAGTCCTACAGTCCCGGCAGGAGCAGCAACACCAAGATTAGGAGCGGAACCAACACCGGACACAGAAAACCAAATAATGAATGTATTTCCATAACCGTCATACAAGCTAAACCAAGTGGATGCTAAAGATCCAGAAACATCGGCTACAGGAGCAATAGTCGTCGCTCCTGCTGTTCCATGACCTACTGTTGCGATAACGTACGGATTACCTACCGTTAGCGCCGTTGCGTTGATTGCACTGGTTCCACCGGTCGTCGGACTTACGAAACCAGAAAAACCACCGAGATATCTGGCATAGTTGTTGTTAAGCTGAATAATTGCATATCCGCTCGCTGGATTTGGGTTGAGATATCCATTAGCGCCCTTGCCCGCCGTAGCAGATGTATGCATAAATACGTTTTGAACGCCGCCGCCCTTAAGACTTCTGATTCCAAGTCCGTTTCCATTTGTTGCGTCAACAATAAAGTTGCAGTCAATATAGACCGGCTGAAAGCCGAACCCGTAAAACCGACCGCCATTATTACCAAGAGCATTAGTAGCCGTATTAGACATTTATAGACCCCTTCAAATGCTCCGAATGTGTCGTTTCAAGAGTGCCGGAGCATCTAGTCTTAAAACGGAGATAGAATGGGTCCACTCGTTAATGTCTTGATGCCCGCAAGCATACGATTTATAAATTGTGAATGAATGCTAATAAATTAGAAGAAATAATATCCGGTAGAATGTCGCATCTATCTGGAAGCATTCATGTTTATAGAGGAGATCCTACTTTTATCCCCATTAGACTTACTGGCGGGATAGGCGATAATATTCTTGTAAGAGATTGCCTAAAAACACTCTTATATAATGGATTTCAGCTATTGATTTACTCGTATCATGCAGAAGCAGCTAATTACTTCTTTAAAGACACAAAGATCCATCAAGGAGAAATACCAAATTTCACTTGGCATCTAGACATTGACACTATTGCTAAGTTCATATTTTCAGATCAGTTTGTTGGCTTTGCAACAAAAGAACATGAACAACTCTATAGAAACCAGCTAGATATTTTTGAAAGACTTCCAGTGTTTGAGCGTCTTGTAAAGCAACACCCTAAAGACAAATATGCCCTCACTAGATACTGCGAACGCATCGGATTAAATGCGCGAAGCCTTCCAGCATCTTGTTTGGGATTAGGTAGCTTATCTAATAAGCGTATGAACTACTATCAAGATAACCCCAGAAAAGAACCTCTAGGATATATGACAATCCATGATGGTTTTGATGTTAATAACTCAAGTATTGTAAAAAACAGATGCACTAAGCAATGGTCTACAGAAGGATGGACGAACACCGTTTCACTTATTAAGAAAACATATCCTAAAATTAAGATAGTCCAGATTGGGTCCAAGACTTCACGCTCTATACCTGGCATAGACGAGAACTTAATAGGCAAAACAACAATAACAGAGGCTTTTGATATACTATCTCGAAGTGTACTTCATATTGATGGGGATTCCGGCATGTGTCATGCTGCTACTGCCTTAAATATCCCGACCATTGCTCTTTGGGGGTCGACCCCAGAAAAATTTTACGGTCATGCCCAAAATATTAACCTAAGATCCACAAAGTCATGTGCAGGCGCTTGTTTTTTCCTAACAGACACATGGATGGATAGTTGCCCCATTAGATATTCTAGCCCTAGATGCTTAGACGACATAACTCCTGAAATGGTTATGGACGCAATAAAGCAAAAGGGCCTAGAAGTTTTTTAGTCTCCTAGGCCCAAAAGGTCATCCATGACAATTAGCTAACAAAAGGGATTAAGTTAGCTAAACTAATAACACATTGCAATGCAAGTATTATAAAGTTTTAATTACTTAATTAAATCATTACTGTGGAAGAATAACTACAGCATTTGCACCCGGTGCATTACAAGTTAAATTGCCATAATATCCGATTTGCAATTGTATTGCATCGCTTCCAGGGACCGGAATCCCAAGCTGATCATAGAAACCAGGATAAGTCAAGAATTGCGGACACTTACCAAGAGTTCTGAGTTTCCAAGTTTTCAGGGTCACGATGTAAGCAGTCTGGCTAGGGCAATTTCTGTCCTGCAAGATAGCGATTTCGCCATTGGCCGTTGGGAGCACCAAAGCCTTAAACGAAATAGACACATCTTCGTTAATCTTCGCCTTAATCATCTGGTAAACGCCTTGGCTGGTCAATTGCTTGACTAGCGTCTGGTAGCTTACTGGATTGATGAAGATAAAATCAGGGTCGCCAGCTTCAGAGCCGTTCGCTGCTAATTGATTCACCGAGTCGATAAGGGCATCTTGGATGCTTTCAGTCGATCCAGCGAATCTAAGACCGGCAAGTTTAGTAGGAGAAACCGACCGATTTACTCCGAAAAAGCTATCCGAACCACTTGGCGCAGTGCTTGGGATCCAAGCGCCGAATCCAGCCACCTTGAGCATATTTGCCGAGTTCAGTCCGTTCGAGATGAAATTCACATCGCCGACCTGAGCAAGGTATGGGAACGAGGTTGACCAGTTGGAAGGCGTGCCTGCTGCACCGCCTGCCGTTGCCGAAACCGTAACCGTACCTGCACCAGTATCGACCGCGATCACATAACCGAGAGCTGCGCCCGTGGATTGTGTAGGGGTTTGACTAGACACAGAGAACGAAACAAGAGCCATACCGACAGCAAATTGATAAACCTGACCTAAAGCGTCAAGAGTAATCACGCCAGACGAAATAGTTCCAGCTCCACCACTTGCGCCATAACTTCCGCGAGTGCCTGAGCCATCGCTAAAGATATCGTGTGCAAGGTCGTTACCGATCGACTGGAAGGCAGCCTTTACGTTCAATTCAGCGCCAGGCATGAAAGCACCAATGCTCTGAGCTGACGCACGAAGGAAGTCACACGTTAGCGTTGCAAGACTGTAGTTCTGCACTCGAGTGACATTGAACTCGAGCGTCTGAGGAGCTGTCTGATAGCTCTGAGCATTCCCAAAGTTAGCAGATCGACCAGCTCCAGTATCATACAAAACTGGTACAGGAAAGTACTTACCACCTAGGCCCATTTCAGACTCATCCTTGTCGATAAGTGCTAAGGCCGGATTCCGATTAAATACCAGGTCGCGCATTACCCATGCGTCATCAGAGTATAATTCCTTTAAAGTCGCTACGTTAGTCGTTGCATTACTATATGCCGTCGACGTATTTGCTGGAGTTCCCATTTGATTAGTTCCTTTTCAGGGCTAATCAAATAGTTGACTAGCCTTGTCTTTGTGAGTTCAGTTTTTCGACCGCTCGTCTGCGCGCTTCGGCGTACCGCTCGTCTTGAGACATGTTGCGGTAATCCTTGACGGGCTTCTTTAAGCCATCGCCTGCAATCACGTTATTGGTTAAAGTCTTAAGTCCTTGTTTAAGCGGCGGGAGTTGTTTCTTCTCTGCGCCTTGCTCTACTTGTTGGGGCTGATCGAGTAATGAGGCATATGCCTTTGCTCGCTCTAGCAATGCTTCGTGAACTTCTTTAGCTGCGTCGGCAGGTTTCAATTCTATAGATTCATGCTCGAACGTATCTAAAAGATGATGCACAACAACATCTTGCAGGTTAATCTGGGGGAATGCTGACTTTGCTTTCTCCTCAAAGGATTTAAAGCCAGGATCAGACGTGTAAACCTCGCCTATAGCCGCTTTTCTCTGGTTGACTGCTGCCTCGTACTGTTTGTCGAGCTGTTCTTTGTTAGCTCGCTTAACTGATTCTACTTCGGCCTTAATCTTTTCTAATTCGGCCTTGTTAGGATCTGCCTTGGCTTGCTTATCAAGCAAATATTGCGTGTATTCTTCATAATTAACAGAGTCTTCTAGTCCAGAATAATCTTTAGCTGCTAGCTTCTGCTCCATCGCTTCGTACTTAGCGATTTTTGCAGCGCGAGCTTCTATAGCCTTTTCTTTCTCAGACAGAGCCTGTTGCTGTTGGCGAAATTGACGTTCCTTGCGGGCAAGAGCTGCCACCTGCGGGGATAACGTAACCGTTTCTGCGGGGGCTTTGGTTTCTTCAGCCTTATTATCCGTACTATTGTTTTGTTGCCCGCTCTGAGCCGCTCTGTTCGCTCTAGCATAGGGGTCTACTGACATTGGCTCGCGCATAACCTGCGGAGCTGACTGTGGTAATGCATTAGATGTGTCTGCGACGGCTTCTTTTGTATAGCTCATTTATAATTCCCATTTGTTTGTGTTTGGATGACAACTTAAACCTGTGCCCCAGATGTAGGTGCTATTGATTGATTAGGGGGCGCTACCGGCAAAGGCCCGGCACCGGGAGCGCCGGGACCAGGGGCCGGAGCGACTACAGGAGGCGGCATAGCAGCCTGCTTTAATGTTTGTACCTGAGTATACCAGTCTCTTAATAGCTGCATTTTACTCTCTTCGAGTTTAACTGTAGCGTAGAGATTAATATAGTTGACTGTTAAAGTTGTTGCCAAGTCTGAGGCATCTAGTAAGAATGCGTCTGGTGGCTCGTATCCTCGTTTGCCTTCATCCACAATCTTGTCGAGACTATATAGAATGCGTTCCTCGAGTGCAGCCGCAAGACGGTCCGATTGCTCAAGGTCAGGAAAGTTCGATAGTCTTCTAAACTCCTGATTTGTAATTTCACCGGCTGCCAACATCTCAGAAAGTCTTGCCTGCCTGCCTGCAGGATCTTTCGGTAAAGAGCTTTCTTCGTAGCACTGGATAACATACGTATCCTTTAGCAAGCCAATGCTCTTAAAGTCCACTTCTCTTGTGCCATCTTTGCAAGGAAATACTGTGGCATATGAACCTGTCTTTTCGACAATTTCCTTAGCGAGATCGATCATCAAATACGAAAGCTCTGGAAATACATTCTGATAACGCTTCGATACAGCGGCGAACCTATCATTTTGAACCATGTCAAATTCGCGAATTGATTCGCCTGAATTTAATCCCGCTGGCTTTGTTCCTGCGGCAGACATAGAAGAAATGCCTGACATTTGATAAGCGTTCGAGATTAACCATTCAACATACGGTAGCCATCCAGCCTCATTAGATGTAGCATTCACAAACTCAGGCGGTGTGTTTCGATATTTGATAATCGATCCAATGCGATTATTGAAAGAAGTCTCTAGAATCTTAGACATTTCTTCAATCAACACCCTTGGAACACCCATGAGTTCAAAGTTCTGTGAGCCGATAATGAGCTGCCTATAGATTTCCATCTGTGTAGGCATGAGAATTTCGATAAGACCCTGGTCGTACCATCCGACAACATTCGGGTTATACCCAAACTTAACAAATGGGAAAGTCTTTCGGGTGTAGCTTTCGTCTAAGATAATGCCATTGGTGCATGCTATGACATGCCTACCGTCATCCGCACCTTCGACGCTTGGAAGATGCCAGCCTTCAGAGATAATGAATTGATCGGATACAGTTTCTGTGGACCTAGGCGTTGTATCCACATTCCCATGTGCCGCACCAATGATCTTGTCGATCTTATCTGGGTACATAGCCATGTACTCTGCTCTATCTACTAAGCTAATCTCTATTAACTGTTTAGGTCTGCCTTCGTAGGCATCGTTATAATCTGTAAGTAGCTGCGTTCTAACTTTTCTCTCTAAATGGACCTTATTGTTTCGCTTAGACCCCTTAATGAATCCATTACCAAGGACGCATCCATCTCGAAGCATTAGGGCAGCAAGGTCATAAGCCTTCGTTCTGTATAGCTCGCCTTGAATGAAAGCATTAGCCTCTTTTGCCAGTCTGCGCTCTTTGTAGTGACCATTGTCAGTCAAGAATGTGGGCTTAGGTCTGTCCTGCGAGATCCGGCTTACAAGAGTATCGGTGCACGAATAACAGACGTTAGCAGTAGGTCGGCCAATAGGAAGCTGACTAGAGCTATCGAGAGAAGAGTTAGATGCCAAAAAGTTATAAAGAGGTTTACCAGAAAAGAGCCTGGTAAATATCGAAGCTTGGCGGATAAACTGTTGATTAGTCCTCTTAAGAAACTCAGTAGTCGATAATAGTTGAGCACATAGGTCTTCTTCATTTTGTGCCACCCACCATGCATATGCGATAGCGGTTCCCTTGTTCTTTTTAGAGCGAGGGTCTACAACCTTTTCTTTGGGCTTACCTGTTACCTCAATCGGTTCAATAGTGTAAGCCATTATGCGCTTTCCTCATTTTGTTCTGAATGATCAGGAAATAGTTGGTCTACTAATTCAACATCGTTTAGCTTCATTAAAGATTTAAGCTGTTCGACTTTGTGCTCGATTGGGTTTTCGTCTTCTGTTACCGGCGCATCAACAGGAACGAAGTGTTTAGGCTCTTTTACAGGAACAGAGACAAACTCGCCTAGCGGCCTAGATAGCTCTAAATCGCCGATCTTCAGCGATGTGATGCCGTAGTCCTGCATGACTTTAGCTAAGGCCTTAATGTCTTTACTGTTCATTAGATATCTAACGAATTAAGATAAGTATTTAAGCGGCCCTTGCGCTTGAACATGGCAGTGTTCCATTCCTTCTCATCGCTTTCTTTCTTCGAGAGAAGAGCTTGAGGCTCATCAAGTCCGCCTTCATCGGGATGCATGGCCATAGATTCATGTGATTTCATTGCAGAATCCATTTCATGATAAGGAACGTGGCCAGCTTCTTTAATGCCTCGCTCTGCTTCCATTGCATGGTCTTGACCCATCATAGGCTCGTCCATGTTGGTTT